CATCCCGCAAATACTTTGTGACATTTTCAGCGGCCTGTTCCCAGCCACACGCAAAAACAGCCATACATTTGATTTTATTCAATTTTTGTATCCAGTGACATGAAATTTAATCAAGCCGTAGAAATTGTTTTGGCTAATGAAGGCGGACTTGTTGACAACCCACGAGATCCTGGCGGCATCACCAATCATGGTATAAGTTTACGTTTTATAAATGAGATCCCCGCGGAACGTTTGAAAGCCTATGGCATTTACCCTGCTACAATTACATCCCAAGAGATTGGCGAACAATCAATCAGAGACTTAACCATTGAGCAAGCTAAAAGTATTTACAAAGGTGAGTTTTGGGATAAAGCGCTTTTTGGAGAAATATGCGCTCAAAATGTTATCAATGTATTGTTTGACATGGTGGTTAATGAGGGTTGTGCCCCCGCTGTTAAATGCGTTCAAAGAGCATGTATGGCCTTCATGAGAAACAAAAACATTCTTGTTGAAGACGGTATTCTTGGATCCAAAACCATTACCATCATTAATTTATGTGGCGAGAATTTGGCGCCCGTTATTCGCTCTGAACGCGCTTCTGATTACAGGGTTATTTGCGCTCTGTACCCGGCTCAATCAGTGTTCAAAGATGGATGGCTGAAACGCGCGTATACCACCTAGTGACCATGCCATGGAGGCTTTTATGCCCTTTCCATTTAAGGAAATAGCAACTTTTGTTGAACAGCATTCGACTTTGCTTGCATCTATTATTTCAATGGAAAGCCCATCTGCAGGCATGATTATTGGAAGGCTAAGCAGTTTATTTGGCGCATCAACTTTCAATCCGAATCAGCTTATGACGTTGATGTCCACGAACCCAAACGCAGGATCTATGATCCAACAGTTTGAAACTGACAATGCTAGTTTCCTTGCGGCTCAATTAAATGCTCAAGCAACCGAAATGCAGAATGTACGAGACCGAGAAGTGCAAATTGTAAAAGCTACAGGCAGAAGGGACATTGCATTAGATTTAATGGCTGGCTGTGTGACATTTGCTTTTATGATTTTATGCTTCATGTCTTTGTTTATGGACCTGAATAAATCTCAAATTTCTTCAGCGCTTGTGGGGAATTTAGGAACCTGTTTTGCTCTTTGTATTTCGTATTACTTTGGGGACTCATTCCAGTCCCGAAAATCTAAAACATGAGTAGGAAGTTTAAAATGAATATGAATTCTGCGTTAGGCACGAAAAAGACAAGGTGCATCGCTTGTCATGGAAGTGGCGTTGTTATGGGTGGCGGCATGATGATGGCTGATTGTGACAATTGCAAAGGCACCGGAAAAATTGTAAAGGCCGATGATGAAGTGGCGTACTTGCAGATCCAAGCATCGGGGGACTTTGATGCCGCAGTAAAACGAATTGTTGAACAAACTGATATGTCTTACGAAGATGCTAGTCAAATGCTTTCTAAAGAATTTGGCCAAGATGTTCCGGAGCCTAAATGTTTGGCTGCATCTAAGCTAGACTTTAATGAGGGCATCAAGGTTAAGAAACGTGGCAGGCCTAAAGCATCAGATCCAAACTCACAAGAGATTGAAAAGGGGTAAGCGATATGACGAAGCCAAAATTAGAATCTGAAAAAGTTAAAACTGGCCGCCCTACCATGTACACCCCAGAACTTGCTGATGAAATTTGTAATGCCATAGCTTATTCTGGAGAAGGAATTTATACACTATGCAAAAAACATGATCATTGGCCAGACCGTCTTACCTTGTACAGATGGGCTGATACAATCCCAGAGTTTTGTAGCAAGTATGAGTTAGCTAGACAAAAAAGAATGGATAATATGGTGCAACACATGCAAGATATGGTGGAAGAAACCAAGCATGAAGTTGCTGAAAACGGGAAAGAATATCCAGCATCCGCTATTGTTTCCTTGACTAACAAAAAGGTTGATATCCTTAAATGGGCCTTGAGCAAACAGCGTCCAAAAGAGTATGGCGACAGACTTGTTGTTGAGAACAACGTGCAGACTCATGAAGACCTGATCCGAGAAATTGTAAAGGACGAAGCCAAGAAAAAAACAAAACAGTTCAAGTCCAAAGATGGCGTCTAATTTACATGGACGCTACAGCAGTTTCTATTCTGAAAAGATTTCGTGCTGACTTTCCATTTTACGCCAAAAGTTGTTTGCGTATTCGGTCCAAGTCAGGCGAAATCTGGCCGTTTGAGCTCAATGATGCGCAAATGTACATTCACAAATGCGTAGAGCAACAGCGCTTAGCGACCGGAAAAGTTCGCGCTATCATTTTAAAAGGTCGTCAACAGGGTTGCAGCACTTACGTTGAGGGTCGTTTTTTTTGGCGCGTTACCAATAACTTCGGTCTCAGGGCTTTCATTTTGACCCATGATACGCAAGCCACTAATAATCTATTTGAGATGGCCCAACGCTTTTTTGAATATTGCCCACCCGTTGTAAGGCCCGCTGTTGATACCAGCAACGCTAAAGAGTTGGTGTTTGGAAAGTTAGATTCTGGGTACAAAATAGGGACCGCAGGTAACAAAGCCGTAGGTCGTTCCAGCACCATTCAGCTCCTTCATAGCTCTGAGGCCGCCTACCAAGCCAATGCAGCCGAGCATGCAAAAGGGATTATGCAAGCTGTCCCGAATGAACCTGAAACTGAAATATTTTTTGAATCAACAGCCAATGGCATAGGCAATTATTTTCATGAGCAATGGCAACTGGCCGAGACCGGCGATTCACAGTTCATGCCTATCTTTATCCCCTGGTACTGGCAAAAAGAATACGCTGTCGAACCTGAACCAGGCTTTAAATTAACCGATGAAGAAGAACAGCTGGAGCAGTCTTACAAATTGACGTTGCCTCAATTGGCTTGGCGACGCGTTAAAATATCAGAATTGTCGGTTGGTGGTTCCAATGGCTCCAAAGCTTTTGTGCAAGAATACCCGTGTAATGCAGCCGAGGCATTTCAACACTCAGGCGAAGATAATTTTATCATTCCAGATTTTGTGATGAAGGCTCGAAAATGCATTACAGAAGGCATAGGGCCTTTGGTTGTAGGGGTAGACCCAGCTCGCTTTGGTGACGATAGAACGTCTATTATTTTTAGAAGAGGCAGATGCGCTTACAATTTAGTAAGCTACAGCAAAAAAGACACCATGGAGGTAGCGGGGCTTGTGCATCGTCTCATCATTGACCATTCTCCAGATAAAGTTTGCATTGACATTGGCGGACTTGGGGCTGGCGTGTACGATCGGCTTTTGGAGCTTGGGCATCAAGGTATCATTGTGGCTGTGAACAGCGGCCAGTCTCCTCTTGACCAGAACAAATACATCAACAAGCGCGCCGAAATGTGGGGCTTGATGCGTGAATGGCTGGCAGAAGTTCCCGTCCAAGTTCCTGATGAAGACACTTTGCATACAGATTTATGCGGCATCAAATATAAGTTTGATTCCAATAGTCGCCTTGTCATGGAAAAAAAAGAAGACATGAAACGGCGCGGCTTAAGGTCTCCTGATTCCGGGGATGCGCTTGCTCTTACCTTTGCATTGCCTGATAATGCGGTCAGGGAAGTGATGCGAAAACGAAACGAGAAAATAGCCCAAAACATCATGGGGACTTCTCATCATATTGATAGACTTAGGAAGAAAGCTTATATTTAAAAGTTAGTGCAGATTATTTTGTAATTGCATCATCCATACGCCATTTGATAGGCAACAATTTGGAGAACCACATGGAAGTGGCTAAAAAATACGGAACGCAGCTTGAGCGTATTAAAGAAAATGTACGTCAGGCTTATGAATACTTTAAACCAAACTATGACCGGTACAATGAGTTTCGGCGTTTTGTATTTGACTCTTCTTTAAGAGATGAAGAAGTGACTTTGCTGACGACTTTAAGCAAGCCCCAGCTGGAGTTTAATGTTCTTGAAGCTTACATTTCTAGGCTCCTGGGCGAGTTCTCAAAGCAAGAGCCTGATATTGCTATTTCCGCAGATGATGAAAATACAGCAGACCCAGCTGTCATCAAAGTGGTGGAGCAACATTTGCGTCATGTGCTGACGGATGCCAGCAACCACAATGTCCGCTATGAGACGTATAAAGACCTTTTGTCCGGCGGGTTTAGCGTTATGAAAGTCACCACTGACTACGCCAATCCTCGCTCCTTCAACCAGGTCATTAACATAAGACGCGTCTTTGATCCTACTCTTTGTGGGTTCGATCATTTGGCGCGCGATTGTCATAAAGGCGATGGTCGATTCTGTTTTGAACTTTTCCCAATGGCGGAAGAAGTTTTTAAAGAAGAATACCCCAACATATCGATTGAAAAGTTTAGCTTTAGACGTGAGTTTGCAGGATTCAATTGGTCGTATAGCAACGATAGCACCAAGTTTGTAATCGTGGCTGATTATTACGAAAAAAAGAAAAAGAAAGAAAAGATTGTTCAGCTTGTGACTGGCCAAGTCATTACCATGAAAGAATACAATGAACTGGTTGCCAACTGGAGTGATTTAACTGTTCCTCCAGGCATTGTGGGCAAGCCAAGAATGACGGACCTAGAGACTATATGCCGCTACAGAATTATTGAAAACCAAGTGCTTGAATACGAAGAAACGGACTTTACGATGTTCCCCCTGGTGTTCGTAGATGGTGCTTCCATCCTGATTAAAACGCCCAAGAATGGCAATGTTCGGCAGATGACGCGGCCGTACGTTTATCATGCCAAAGGCGCCCAAAGACTTAAAAACTTTGCCGGTATATCTCTTGCCAATGAGATTGAGAACATTGTTCAGCACAAGTTTATTATCAAACAAGAAGCTTTGCCGCAAGAAGAAGCATGGCTGGAAGCTATTCGAGACATTCAAAAGCCTAGCAACATTGTCGTAAACGCATTCTTTGACCAAAACCCGAACCAACCTATTCCAGACCCTATCCGTGAAATTGCAAAGCCGCCAGCTCCTCCAGAAATATTACAGGCGTTTACGGGAGCCGATTCCACCATTCAAAATGTGCTTGGGTCTTATGACGCATCATTAGGCATCAATAACAACCAGTTGAGCGGCAAAGCTATCGAGATAGGCGCCCTGCAAAGCAACAGCGCTTCAATGCCTTATATTGTTGGATTTTTAAGTGGCTTGCAAAGAATAGCTCATATTTATGTTGATTTGCTTCCTAAGTATTACACCACACCACGAACACTCCCTGTCATGGATGAAGAAGGCAACAGGTCTTATATCCAAATCAATACACAAGATTCGCCCAACATGTTTTTTGATGCAAATGCGTTGAATGTTATTGTCCGAGCAGGAGCTTCTTTCCAAGTCCAAAAATCAAGAACCATTATGATGGTCAAAGAAATGATGGGCATGTCTCCATTGTTCTCTCAATTCATAGCCGAGAAAGGTTTAAACTTTGTTCTCGATAACCTTGAAGGCCGGGGCATTGAGCAACTCAAACAAATGGTTGAGGATTGGGTGCGAGACCTTGAACAGCAAAAACAAATGCAAATGCAAGCGCAGCAACAAGAATCTCAATTCAATCCAGCACTGATTAAGCTACAACTGGATGCACAACGCCTTGAGCACGAAATCAAAAAAGACGAACTTGGCTTTCAAATTGAAATGATGAAAATGGACATGGAGAAACAACATATCGCGTCCAACATGGAACGGGACCGTGAAAACAACCTTGTTCAAATTGCCAAGCTTAAAACCGAGCGCGACAAAGCTCATGCTAACGCACATTTAAAAGGAATGGATATCCATTTAAAGCACCAAACAAAACAACCCAAGGAAGGGACTGGACACCATGGGGAAAACCACCAGCAATGATTACAGGGATTTAGACCCCGCAGATCCATTTTTAGATGACAAAATGAACCAGTGGATAGACAAAAGTGAGTGGCATTATGACGGATGGCGCATCGGGAAAATAACTGAATACGATAGCGTGAAAAAACAATCGGAACGTTTAGAACGCAACCGCTTGAAAAAAGAGATATTGGAAAAATCTAGGTAGCATCAAGATTAACAAGGAGCGTTGTATGAAATACGAAGTCGACCCAAAAGTTAAAAAAGTCTCTTACCATGATTTGATGACAGCATCTGGTAGCGAAATCAAAAAAACATACAAACTTAATGACAGACAGCTGGAGCAAGCAGTAAGGCGTCACCACGATGGCGCCAATGCAAATGAACGCAGAGCTTTTTATGAGCAAGTCTATAACAAAAAAAAATAAGGGTTGCCTATATGCAAGAATGCACTTTTACATTTGCCCAAAAGCTTAAAAAAATTAGAAAAGCTAAAGGTCGAACAGTTGAAGAGATGGCATCTCATTTTAATATGAAGCCGTACCATTGGCGAAAATTTGAAATGGGGTATACAAAACCAAGCCATGAATTATTGATAAAAATAGCCAAATTTTTTAACGTTCGCGTTGATTATTTTTTGAGGCCGGATGGTCATTTCCCTTTGTCAGACGATGAGCTTTTAGATTGTATGGGCTTATCTGGCAACGTCATAATTGGCACTCGTTTAAAAACTGAATTGGAGGATTACTATGCCGCTCGTTAAAGGAAAAGCTGCTAGAAGCAGAAAGGGATTTTCCGAAAACATCAAGCGAGAAATGGACGCTGGAAAGCCCCAAAAACAGGCAGTGGCCATTGCTTATTCCGAAGCACGTCGGTCCAAATCTCAGAGCAAAAAGAAGCGCAAATAAGTTTTAAAGCATAAAAACCCATCCCTTACGTCTTTCGAGGCAGCGGAGATGGGTTGTGTTAAAAATATTGTATCAAAATTGATATGAGTTGATCATTTTGCAGAATAGTTTTTTAATATAAAACTTCATTGGGACCATAGCATCTACATCGCTGCTACTTGAAATGGAGTTTTTATGGAAACATTTGCCTCGTTAACTGACCTTCAAATTTTTGAAATTTTTCTGGCCGAAGTAGGAGCTTTTTTGGTCTGGGATATGTGTTTGAAAAAATATTTTGATGAATGAAATTGTTATTTTGTTTTATAAATCATATAGATGTAAAAATGTGTGAAATGGAAATAGTTGGAAACGAAATCGAAAAGGAATCTCATAATGGACGCAACAATTAAGCCTAAACAAAAATTTATCAACAATGATGATCAGCCATCTAAGTCAAATGTTGAAGTAGTATCTACATTAGATTGGGCCGCTGAGATATTTAATTTAATAGGGGACGCGCAAAGAACTTGTTCTGCTTTTGAATATGAGAGACGAGAAAGGCTTGCTGAA